GTAGCCTTTGCGGAGTTGTGCTGCGATGGGATTACGCATTTTTCAATACACTGTACAGCACCTTATCGTGCCACTCTGGGTCAGCGTCTTTGAGAATGCCGAGAGGAGTACCACCCTCTTTCATCAGTTGGGCATACTGTTCTACACTGAACAACTGCATGATCTTCTTCATCACTTTGGCTTTGGTGAAAGGACCACCATGCTTGAACCGAGCAATGAAGAGTGGCTTCTGGGTGCCAACACGGCTCGGGTGAACGTTTGGTGCATCTTCGTAGTACTCGGCAGTCTCGTAGGGACCGTGGTAGTGAAGGTAGCCACCGAAGTATTCAAACTGGGTCTTGTCAAAAGCAGTCATGTCTTTCTCTCTTTCATCAACTTACATAATTAATATAGAGACTAAAAAAGGGTGCGTCAACACCCTCTATTCATCTTTTTTATATTTTTTTGACCACGCCTCTTCAAAACCAATATCATTGGCCTCATGATTGTACCAGACTCTTTTAGTATAGCTGCGTACCATATTCTCAACATTTTCATCTGACCAGTCATCAGGCAACAAGTACCCTTTGACTGACCAGAATAGACGTGCAGCTTCCTTTCTATCCATGCTACGCCAATTTTAAATCATCGACTTCAGATGATTCTCTAGAATCCCAGACCTCAATAAACTCAAGAGAGTCTGGTCCATGCTCGGCAATTTCTCGCCAAGCAGAGTCCATTGTATTTACTTGAATAAAGTCCGAAGAATCCTCAAACTTAATAAAGATCAGATTTTGATCCTGCATGTCAACACGTTCAATCATAGTAAATCTCCTTACGCAGCCATATCATAACTGGGGTAGTCTTCGCCGAAGATAGTCTCAGCAGGAACTCCAGCATGATACTGCTTCATAGCATCATCTAGAGGCTTGAAGTTAGGAGTGCTGGTGTAGTAGGTGCCTACATACCACTTCTCTTTAACAGTACACCAGACATAGAGATATTCTTCACCGCAGTTAGGGATGAAGACTTCTGTTGCATCCTTCATCTCAACTTCACCATCCTGCTCTTTGTAAACATTCTTCTCATCAGTAGCAGTCTCTTCTACAGTCTCTTTCAGACTGGACATGTCGCCCAGAGCTACAAGGTCAAGAATAGTGTCAGTGTCATTGTACACAGCGTTCAAAGTCTGACCTACACCCCAGAGACCACCATCCCAGTGGCAGTATGCGGAAGCAAAAGTCTTCCAGTCAGAGGTAATCATAATATTAGCACGGGTAGCCATCTGGCAATTCCTTTCTCAAGGGGTTCAATCAACTTACATGATTAATATAAACACTCTTAGGATAGTGTCAACCAAAAAGATTAATGATTCGGTGATTTTTTCCACGATAAACATCAAAGTGTGCAGGTATCGTAGTTTTCTCTTTCATATCTAATACAGGCACAACCACTGGTATACGATCAGTGGTTTTAAACCCGTCTCTTTCAAAGAACCATTCTCCAAATGTTTCGTCATATCCTAAAAATTTGTTATAGAGTGTGGTCATTGGTCCATATTCTATCTTATTGGATTTTAGATATGAGATAAATCTTTTGCAAAAATCAGGAGTATAGAATATCGCAACTGTTCCATGACAAGCAAGCATTTTCATATTTATGTGATCTTCAAGATACACCATGTCGGGATAATCTAGATATGCATCATGCTCTATGATTAAATGAGGAACAGTATCATTTGCACAATCTTCCCAACATTTTATTTTTGTTGTAAAGCTGGCATATTCTTCTGGTGATCTTATAAAAGTGTCATCTGACCAAGAGTATGAATTATATGTCTCATCATCATAAAGAGTTTGTGGAGTTATAGCATCAACTAACTCCACATCAAAGTCGGACCAAGAAGGGAGACAGTAAGCAGCATACGCCTCTGAAAGTCTGTCTCCCTTAATTCGAATCATTCTAACTCGAAAGTTGCTCATGCCATTTCTTCAAGAAAGGTAGATGATTTTTAAGAATATCTGCACACATAAAAGCAACTTCTCTGTGTTCTTTCTGCGTACCGTTACCACACCGCAACTCACAATAATGCATCCATGAACGAATATTGCCCTTCATATACATACGAGACTGCATGTTGCCCTCTGGCAGTACGGCACGTGCCTGTTCCTTGGCAATACCATTCTCAATAGCCCACTTGTAGGCAAGATTTGCTTCATGCACAATCTGCTTTTGCTTTGCTTCCCATGCCCACTTCAGTTCATCATCATCTGTTTCAATAGAGTTTTGGCGATTCTTAGTGTCCTGTAGTCGTGCTTCACGCATATACACAGCAAGGTCTTTAGTTGGGTCAGCATACCGTTGGCTAAACTCTTGGAATGAAAACGAACGGTGCCGCAGAATTTGCCGTGCAATATCCCGTGTTGTATTAATTTCAAGAATCATGTCAACCATTTCAAACGGAGACCAGTGCTTGTTATCAATCAAGTATTTCAAAAGTTTGTCAATTGTATCAAAGTTATGCTGATTGCTTGGATTAGAAATTCTAGCACAATACCCGATAATGTCTTGAGCAGACATTTTCTTGCCACTGCCATCCTGATAGGCATTAACCAGTGAGGAAGTAATTGCTACAGGAATTACGGTTTGATTCATATCTTAAAGTCCTTAAATTTATCGCCAGAAGGGGTTTTATCGAATACAGGAATACCATCATCAATGAGAGTCTGATCGGTTGCTTCAACGTCATATAGTCTCATCTTTGATCTATCTATACCCACTACAAATCGCTTGTACTTACTAGGATCATTGTAGCGGTTCTTTAGCTGCTTGACCATAATCTGACCAGACTGATCAAGTTCTTCATTAGATACAAGAGCAAACATTAGGTCAGCAGTAGCAGGTAGACCAAATGACTCAGACGTATCTTCAAGACCAGGATCAGAGTTGCCATAGCCAGAGCGAGTAGTTTGTGTGGCACTCATAACAGGAACATCAAACTCAACAGCAAGACCACGCAGTTCCTCTGCAATTGCTTTGATGTAAGTGTAGGAGTTGATAGCGCCACCCATAGACTTCATGCGAGATGATGCACAAATGTTCAGATAGTCAATAAAGATAATGTCTGGAGTAAAAGACCGCTTGAGACGTAACTCTTTTAGCAACGCTCTAAAGTGGCCAACATGAGCAGAGCCAGTTGGATACTCTTTAACAATTAGTTTACCGACAGTCTTCTTTGCAAGACTATTAATTTTCTCAGAGAACATAGTCTTCGGTAGCTTATCTAGCTGGTCAATGGGAATGTCCAGTAGATTAGCATCAATACGCTCTGCAATACGCTCTTCTGCCATCTCCATAGTGATGTACAGAACATTCTTGCCTTGTAGTAGCGCACTAGCACCAACATGACACATAAACAGAGACTTGCCTACACCTGTACCAGCAAGTGCAATGTTCAGTGTCTTGTCAGGCAGACCACCTTTGGTAATCTTATTGAAGTTCTCAATATCAAAAGGCAGCTTTTCTTCTACACGATTATAAAAGTCAAATCGCTGCTCGGCATTATCAATGTAATCGTGTCCGATATTTACATCAAATGCAACACCCAGAGCCTCAGAGAGAATATCTGGAATTGCATTCTTTGTCATCTTCTCATGTTTACCATCAAGAATATTAATAGATTCCATGATAGCAATATGAAGGGCACGTTCTTGACACCACTTCTCAGTTTTCTCAATAAGAAAGTCTTTGTCAATATCTACAGGTGCAAAAATCTCTGGAAGCAATGCAGAGACTTCTGTGAACATATCATCTGAGATTTTCTCATTCTGTTCAAGGTCAATACGAAATGCTTCCAGAGTAGGTAGTGTATTATGTTTTTCAACATAGCCAGCAACTTGCCTGAAGATAACTTTTAGTGAACCTTCAAAGTAGTTTGGCTTTAGAAAAGGTACAACTTGTCGAAGATAATCTTCATTCGTCAAGAGTGATCGTAGGATAGTCTTGTTTAGATTCTCGCTCATTTATTTGCGCAGTCCCATCTTGAAGTCCATTCTGAATTGCAACCATTAACACATCACCGAGATATTGACCCAAATCATTTTCATCAATATCTTCTGGGACGTTTGTTGCCTCTAGTATAGTAAATCCAAATTCTAATGTCAAATCATCAGGTTCAATAGATTTTGTATCTGGAGCAAGCTTGATGTTATCATATCTGCTAACAATACCTTTGTACTTACCCGTCAATAGTTGAATTGCCCAGCCAGGCTCTTCATGAATTCCTACAAAATCATAATCTACATCTTGTACAATTTCTTTTTGTAAATCATCAATCTTCGATTTCATCTGCACTCACCACTTCAATGTTAGAACTACCACCAGTCTTAAAAATAGATTCTACAAATTCTTTGAACTTGTCGTTGGAAATAATTTTATCCCAAATATCTGCGTTCAAATCTTTTGCTCTCATTTTTGATTCTGAGATTTCTCCTGTTTCGGGATCAACCAGCGAATACCAGCCTTGAGACGGCTTAACAATAAACTTTCCCGCAAGAGCAACGTCAAGTAAGCCAGAATACTTATCGACGCCGCCTTCCCAAGTAACCGAGATAGGAACGATGGATTTTTCACGGACATATCTAGATTTCTCCACATTGATTACAAAATCATATCCAACGATAGCGGTACCTTCTTTAGTTTGCCGACGACCCAGAACCCAAATATCATCTGCCGCATAGTACAGACCTGTGCCACCCGATACAACTTTTTTAGAATAGATTTCTTGCGTATCGTAAGTATGAGCGATACCGATAAACGGAATATCTTTCATATTTAGATGAGGGTTAACCATACGAAATACTGATTTAAGTACTTTTGCTCGGGTCATATCTTGTGTAGACTTTTCTGCTAGTGCATCATCAACTTCTTTCTTTGATGCTAACTGACCAATAGAATCTACAACAATGATTACCTTATCGCCTTTCTCAAGACTCTGAAGCTGGGACATCATATCAAACTTCAATTCTTCAAGATCAGTGATAGGAGTATGAAGCACTCGCTCCATATCAATA